CGTATGCAGTTGTATCACTACGAACTTCATACAGTTTTGCAGAAGTTTCTTCCATCTTGGTGACAACTTCTACTGCCTCTGAAATATCTTTGGTAAATCCTTCAATCTCAACAGCAAGATTCTTGCCCCACTTAGTCAGGGTCTTGATCTGATCTTCTTTGAAGTCTTTACTGATCTCCTGAGTACAGGTAGGACAACTGTGATTATCTTTGAAAAACTTCAGATCTTTTGCAATCAATTTCAGTTCAGACTTCTTATCGGATTGAGTCTGACGTAGTTTACGAACAAACTTTTTCTGGGGTTCGATATCTCCCATCTGCTCTTCTAAGCAAAGGGTTTCCTCTTTCTTCAGTCTGTGATGTGTCTGAAGTTCTTTGATGCGCTCAACATTCTTATTGTACTTTTCTTGCTTCTCCTCCTGACGATTCTGATTTACTTCCTTGAGAGAATCAATCAGTTTCTGCTGACTATCAACTTTCTCTTTTGTAAGTCGAAGCATATGTCCACAATCACTGCTTTGACTTTGTGCTAAACGAATACGATCCTTCAGCAACGAGTTCATGCTGCTGAAGATATTGATGTCGAGCAGATCTTCAATAACTTCTCGTCTGTGATGTGCAGGGAGTTGCATGAAGGGCACAAAAGTTGACGATCCAAGTATAACAACTTGAGTAAATGACTTGAAATTGAGTTTGAGCACTGATTGCTCCAGATATCGTTGGGTATCTTTTGCTGCTGCATCTTGATCTACCAGTTTGTTATTCTTGTAAAGTTCAAAGACATTGGGTTTGACTCCCCGAAATACGCGATACTCATCCCTACCAATAGAAAATCGCACCTCTACTTTTAACTCTTTCTCATTAATACTATTAACGAGTTGAGGTTTATTGATTTTTCGGAAAGGTTTATTGAAAAGTGCAAAACACAAAGCATCCAACAGAGTAGACTTTCCTGCTCCATTAGTTCCTACAATCAAAGTTGAATTGTGAGACTGGAGATCGATCTCAGTCCATTGGTCACCAGTTGAAAGAAAATTCTTCCAACGAATACTCTCAAATAAAATCATAATGGTGGGATAATAAAATCGTCGGGAGAAACAATCGTGTACTGATATCCAAATTTATTGCAGTTTATTGCCACAACTTCAGGATCGACTTCCATCACTTCCAGTTTATCTGGATAGTCTTGTGCTTCTAGGTGTATTAAGTATCTTTGAGCATCATCTTCCTCTTCAAATACTTGAACTAATTTATGCCCATCAAAATTATCAAATCCAGCATAAACACCGCCACTTCTTTTTTCTGTAAGTATATACATTATAGTTCGAGTGCTTCAGTATACAGGGATCTCAAAGTTTGTTTGATGTTTGTTTTATTGACTTTTAGATCTATTTCATCTATGTAGTTGTCCAAAAGAGTTATGGTATCTTCGGTTTCCAGAATAGATCCGTTTTCAATTTCAACACTCAGATCTTCAATAATCTTAAGATCACCAAGACTCATATCCTGAAGACACTTTACAGTATAATCAAACTTGGCATAATCACCTTTGTCTTCAACAATTAGTTTGACGAAGGTTCCTTCCAATTCTCCCTGATCTGGCAAAGTAATCCCATCATTATAATACAACTTATGAAAAGTATCAAAGGGATTTCTGTAGAAAGTAGTCCTAAGAGTGTCCGTATCGAACACATGGAATCCTCTTTTACATCCATAATCATTCCAATATAATTGATACGGGTTTCCAAGATATGTCACATTATCCTTTTTGGATTTCATATGATAGTGACCACTGAATACCCTCTCAAACTTTTTAAAGATGGACTTATCCATCCCACCTTCCATTACATGACCAGGATGAGCTTCAAACCCGTTAAGCTCAAGATGGCCCATACAGACAGAAGCAGAACTTTCTGCAATAGCATTGAGGGATCTCTCTCTATTCTCGTCACATATCCAAGGCAAAAGAAGAATAGAAAGACTATCAAAGTCAAGGGTAGTAGGAGCATCGTAGACTCTGATGTTGTCGTATTCTCCAAGTAACTCACTTGGGGCGTTAATTCGTAAAGTGTTCTTGTAGTAGATATCATGATTCCCTACAAGCATATGCATACGAACATTTCTCTGGAAGAGAGGGTCAAACCACATCTGCTTCGCAGAGTCAAGTGACATGAAATTGATAGATCTGCGTTTGTCAAAGGTGTCTCCCAATGCAATGACCGTAGTTATTTTATGGGCATCAATGAAAGGAAGAACTACTTCTCCATAAAACTTCTTATAATGTTCTAGGAAATGCTGATTATCGTTACGAACTCCAAAATGCTGATCAGTAATCAGAAGTATCTTCATCGCTTAGAATTTAACTCAAGACGGGATTTTATCTGATTATACCCTGCATCTGCTTCCCCGTCAACTGTAAAGACATGATCATATCCAGATTTCTCAATAATCTTATCCTTAATATCCATCTGACGTTTTTCTTTTGCAATCCTCCTCAGAAAAGCATAATATACAATCTGAGTAAAATATGCAAAAGGATTTTTGGATTTTTCGGGATTAAAATTTTCTACATACTGAATACAGTTTTCAATCCCATCACAAACCATATCATCCTTATACATGTAATTGATGAAGTTAGGACGAAAAGATAAATGCGTTGCGATCTTTTGAAAACAACTTCCAAGATACTCATAGCATTTTATAAACTCTTTTGAAGTACGTCTATTGTGATGGTTTCTATAGTATCTAATAGTCTGTTTATAATTTTCATGACCTAGATTTTCTCTTCCATTAGAAAAATAATCCCTCAGTTTAATAACATTAGCGAGGAACTCTTGATTATCAACATAATGTTGTTTTTGTTGTCTTCTAACGGTTTTCATGTTGTAACCTTTGCATTGTGTTCATTATAGCACACTTGACAACATTGTCAAATCCCAGTAGAATAACCATGTGAGAGGTTCAGGAATTCCTATAGATATTTTCTAATAATCTACGAGCATCATTTATAGATCCTAGATAACCTGCTGCGTTATTAGGTTCTTTTTTAATGCGTTTTTCAACTTCATCATCTAATCCATCCTCGTCAAGGATGTATGCTTCGTACATATAAGCAACTGCTTTACTCATTGTAGAAACTGTTATGATATCTTTCTCTCTTAAGATGAAGAAATCATCATCAGAAAGTTGTTGCCATTTAGCGAAACCAATCCCGCGTGCCATCTTGGTTTCATCAATTTCTTTTGTGATCATTTGAAGAGCAACAGGATTTTGTAAAAAGACCAGTGTTTCTCCATTGTCTTCTGTAAGAACTGCTTTGCCGAGAACTTCTTCTCCGCTAGTCAGTTTAAAAATACCGTAGAACTCTTCATCGTGTTTTGCGTAATTAATCATAAGCTTTTACTTTGACATCTATGATCTCATAATTAAATTTTTCTTGATTATAAATTTTGACTCTCTCCATCAGATGATTCAATGTATAATTGTTTCCTCTGTCTGTAGAAATATCGTCTGCAATATCATATAATGTTGCTTGTGATTTATTTTCACCTTTCCTCAGAACACGACCTATGGATTGAAGGTTCCTCACTCTGGACTTAGAAGGAGAAGCAAAAATGACGTTATGTAATTTTTTAATATTGATGCCAGTTGAGAATGTACCGTAAGAAGCAATAATAATAGAATCTTCGGACGCCTCAGTTAAAAGACGAATCTCTTCTCGATCATCAACATCGACACCACCATGCACAAAATGCACGGGTCTATCTGTGTAACTATTTATCAACTCATAAAGAGGCACTCCGTGACGCTCTACATAGTTGAAGAGAACTAAAGTATTTCCTTTGAGATCGCAAGCAAGATTGCGGATAAATTTATTTCTTCCCTCATGATCGACTAGATATCCAATTTCATCTTGGTATCCCTCAAACAATTTTTCTTCATGTTTAAGTAGAACAATTTTGACTTTGAGTTTAGCAACATGACCAGCTTTCATTAACTCATTAGTTCTGGTAACCTGAGAGCATCTACCAAACAAACCTTCCAATACAAGTTGATTGACATTTGCACCATCTAGCGTACCCGTAAATCCAATACGATACTTACACTCATGCAACTTGCCCATCAAAGAAGACAAAGATTTAGCTTTGAAAAGGTGCGCCTCGTCACCAATCACGACATCAAACCTGTCAAACCATTTTCTAGGTTCCTTATAGATAGATTGCCAAGTGGTAATTACTACTTGATGATTCGTGTATTTTTCTTGCCCCGCATATATTTTGTGGCAATTTTCGGAACACATCCATCCATATTCCTCAAAGTCCTTATACATCTGCTCGACAAGAGAAGTAGTCGGTACAACGATTAGTACATTCCTGTCCACATTAGTATGGTAACGAACCAATGAGTAAATCATTAAAGATTTTCCTGATGCTGTTGGCGATAGGAGTAAACGCCTATTATACCTTAGAGCTTCATAGATCGCTTTATACTGATAATCCCGAACAGGAAATGGTAGATGCAAAGACTTCACAAAACCTACAATCCCCTCTGGAGTGATCATAGGGTTTTCTTCTAAGGGGTGACCAAAGAACTTACAATCCTCCATCTTATATTTGTACCCCTTTTCATCTGCCCAGTCGAGGAGATACTCAATGAGACCGCAATAGATCTCTCCCGTTCCTGGCGAATATAAACGAATTTTTCCATCCCAACCTTTGTATCGTCGGGTCTTCTGCATGAATTTAGCAGACTCCACCTCAAAGGTAAAAAAGTCTGCTAACTCATAATTCAGTCCTGGTTCTGCTTCAATTTTAAGATAAACTTCATTCTTCTTTTTAATTACAAGATCAGTCATTTACATACCAGATTGAAACCTCTTCCACTCAATAGCGTTCTTAATATGATATGTGCGGTTGTTGATCATCCGCAAAACGCCATCTAAGAAAAAGAGGACCTGTTCTATGTAGTCGATTTTGTATTGGATCTTTTGGACCTCTTCGTCCGCTTCGATGAACATACTAATCTCATCTTTTGCAGTTAGTTTGAGATCAAACGGCATCTCTTTGTATACTGCTGCAGGTGCCTTGCCTTTGTAATATAACCATTTTTCTTTCAGCAATCTTTTCATCTCAAGTTCTCTCTCCCTCTTCATAAGAGAGAAAGTATTGTGAAACTCCATGTATTTCATATGGAGTTGGGGAATTGCCAAAGAGTCATTGTCATGAAGATCATCATCCAATACGGAATCAGTCTTCCACATTTGTTGAAGGTTTTCTAGATTCATAACGATATTTAAGTGCTTGTAAATGCCATGCTTGTGCTAAACTTTTGGGTCCTTCCTGTAAGAGTTTTCTCTCTTCAGGTGTAATGACCCAATGATCAAGTACATACTGTTTCCAATCAAAGTTTTTTGGTCTTGTTTGGTTTTCTGATTTCATAGTAGCTATATTTAAATGTTACTGTAGCGCGAAGTTGTTCATTATCTGCCATAGTAACATCAAATTGCAAAGTGCTCAAATCGCTTGGGAACATATCTACAAAAGTAACATCAAAATTATGTAAATTGTTGTTATTTAATACTTGCAAAGTTCCATTACTGGTAAATGGATTATCTTCTCTTGCTTTGGACTTTTCTCTACTCCAAACTTCCCTATCAATATAATCGGTCGGAGTTCCAAGTGCTCTCATCCAATTGTGAATCTGCAT